GGTCCGCTACATCGAGTGGCTCACCACCCCGCCCACCCACCGGCAACCCTCAACCGAGGTTGAACTCGCCCGCGAACTCGACGTCTTCCCGAAGACCCTCTACAACTGGCGGCAGGAACGAGAGTTCCGCGAAGTCTGGTCCGACGACACTGACCGCGTCGTCGGTGGCGAAGACCGACGACAGCGCGTGATGGACGTCCTCTACGACGCCGCCGTCGACAATCGCAATCCCCGCCACGTTCAAGCTGCCAAGCTGTACCTCGACACCCTCGGAGCGATCTCCCCTCCGCGCGAGGGTGTCAACGGGAAGGCGATCGGGATGCTCACCGACGACGAGATCGAGCACCTGCTGTCGCGCGCCGTCCTCGCCGAGCACGACAAGCGGGACGAAGTCGATGCCGCCAGCTAAGACCGGCTACCAGCCACGCAACACACCAGCCGAACGCCGTGCGTTCTTCGACATGCAGCGACAGGTCGCCGCCATCGCCGCAGGGGGTGGCGGCGGTGGCGGCTCCCTGCCGCCTGGAGGTTCCACGAGCCAGGTGTTGGCCAAGGCGTCAGCCGCCGACGGTGACGCCCATTGGGTCGCCCCCGCCCCCAAGGGTGACACAGGAGCGCAGGGTCCGCAGGGACCCATCGGACTCACCGGACCAGCGGGACCCACCGGACCCACCGGGGCCACCGGCAGCCAAGGCATCCAAGGCGTCAACGGACCCAGCGGACCAGCCGGACCCAAAGGCGACCCCGGCGACACCGGGGCGACCGGCGCGACCGGTCCAGCCGGTGGCATCGGACCGGCCGGGCCAACCGGCGCACAAGGACCCAAGGGAGACACCGGGGCAACCGGACCGACGGGTCCGGCCGGTGCAGACTCCACCGTGCCCGGTCCTACGGGCGCGACTGGGCCGCAAGGACCAGCGGGTGCGACTGGTGCCACCGGTAGCACTGGCCCCGCTGGGCCTGCGGGCGCAGATTCGACGGTGCCCGGTCCGACTGGCCCGGCTGGGGTCGCCGGGCCAGTCGGGGCGACCGGCCCACAAGGCGAAACAGGCCCAGCCGGGCCAGCTGGCGACCCGCTGATCTTCTGGCCCGTCGGATCGGTCTACACGTCGGTGCTCGCCACCAACCCGTCGGCCGTGTTCGGCGGCACCTGGGTCGAACTCATCCTCGGCACCGCCATCGTCGCCACCCCACCCACGCCAGCGGCCGCCATCTACTACTGGCAGCGCACGGCGTGAACATCGACGGCTACACGATCGAGGAGCTGATCCAGGAGCGGGAATGGCGCAGGGTCGCCCCCGACTGGGACACCGCCAGCGTCGACGACAAGATCGAAGCCTTCCGCTACTTCTGCTCGAAGTATTGGTGGATCAGGCACCCCGAGCGCGGGCGCATCCACTTCGACCTGTTCGACTCACAGGTCGAATCAGTCTTCATGTGGCTCAACGAGCGGTACTCGATCGCCCTGAAGGCTCGCCAGATCGGGTTCTCCACCCTCGTGTCCACCTACTGCTTCTGGCTCACCTACTTCTACTCCGACCGCGCCATCGTCATGCTCTCCAAGACCGAGCGGGACGCGGTCAAACTTCTGGAGAAGGCCAAGTACGGGTCCCGCTTCCTCCCCGACTGGATGAAGCACCGGGGGCCAGTGGTTCAGATCAACCAGACCCGGATGGCCATGAGCAACGAGTCGTATCTGGAAAGCCTTCCGTCGGCCTCCGATCCAGCCAGGGGAGAATCCGTCTACACCGTGGTGGTCGATGAACTGGGTCTGCTGCCCAACTCGGAGGAAGCCTGGGCGGCCATCGAGCCGATCGCTGACGTCGGCGGGCGGGTCATCATGCTCGGGACTGCTCATGGTGAAGGCAACCTATTCCACAAGCTGTGGGTCGGCAGCCAGAACAGCACCAACCGGTTCAAGGGCATCTTCTTTCCGTGGTGGTCCGGCGACCGTGACGAAGACTGGTACGAGTCCAAGAAGCGAGACCTTCCAGACTGGCAGCTCGCCCAGGAGTACCCCTCCGACCCCGACGAAGCGTTCCTGCGCTCCGGTCACCCCGTGTTCAACGTGGACACACTGCGCGCCATGGAGGCCGTCGACCCGATGCGCGGCCGACTCGTCGCCACCCCCGACCTGCCCGTCGCCTTCGAGGCCGACGGCGGCGACCTGCGCGTCTGGGAGATGCCGGTCCCCGGTATGCGCTACGCCATCGGGGCCGACGTCGCCGAAGGACTCGAACACGGAGACTTCTCCGTCGCCATGGTCATCGAGGCCAAGACCCGTCGCCTCGTCGCCTGCTTCCACGCCCGCATCGACTCCGACCTGTTCGGCTCGAACACGCTCTACAACTTGGGCAAGTGGTACAACAACGCGCTCATCGGCGTGGAGTCCAACAACCACGGACTGACCACCAACAAGGCGCTCGCCCGCGTCGGCTACTCGCCGATCTACCACCAGCGCACCCTCACCAAGTCGGCCACCGGACAGCCCTCCGACATCCTCGGCTGGCGCACCACGTCGATCACCAAGCCGCTCGCCATCGACGAGCTGAACCGTGCCCTGCGCGACGGCGAGTTGCACGTCTTCGACGCCGACACCCACACCGAGCTGCGCACGTTCATCCGTGAAGGCGACGGCAAGATGCACGGCTCCCCGTTCGACGACCGCGTGATGAGTCTCGCTATCGCCGTACAGATGCTGAAGTATGTGTGGCTACGCGAGTTCCAACCGGTCACCACCCCTCCTCCCGGAACGTGGGGCTGGTTCGAGCGCAAGATGTTCGGCGAGCTGGAAGCGCGGACCAATGCCAAGACTGACCGCACACCGATCGGCCAGCACTACGTCAGGAGCACGACATGACCGTCGCCCGTATGCATTCACAGCGCCAGGTTCAACGCGGCCGCGACGCTGGTCGCTACCCCCTGCAAAAGCGGATCGACCGCGGCGGTGACGACCCCGATGCCGGTGGTGGCACGCCAGCCGTCCCGGCCACCGGAGCCACCGCAGGCGCGCCCGGCAGCTACACCCCGGCCGGGGCCACCGTTCCCGCCGACCTCGCCGGACTGGCCGGTGTCACTGCCTCGCCTGCCACGGCGTGGACCACCGGTCAGTACGTCCCGCTCAGCCCCAGCGGCAGCGCCTACTGGAATGCCACCGCCTGGGTCCTCGGTGTCGCTCCGTGAGCACGCGTGATCCAAACGGTCCGACGCTGTGCAAGGAATGCCTCGTGCGCGTCTCCGAGGACAACGACACCCGCATCTGCTTCCACTGCCGCGTCGCCTCCGTCGGCTTCGCCTTCCAGGGTGGCGGTGGCTATACGCGCGACACCTTCCACGACTACACGAACGCGGAACGACAGGCCGAAATCCTGGGCGATCGCGTGCTCGGCGTAGACACCGAACCCGCCTCCAACTGGACGTGACATGAAAATCTCCGAGCAGCTCACCTTCTACCGCGACGAGGTCGCCCGCTCGAAGCGTTGGCGTGACTCGGAATCCTTCGACGGCCAGTGGCGGCGGATGATCGACCTGTACAGCGGCAAGCAGTACGAGGGCAACGACGCCAACGACCGGCTCGTCGTCAACCTGATGTTCGCCACCAAGAACGTCATCGCTCCCGCCGTCGCCATCAACAACCCGAAGTTCGTCGTCAACTCGCGCAAGCCCGACCAGGCCCCACAGGCCGTCATCGTCGAAGAAGTCCTCAACTACCTGTGGCGGCAGCACCACTATCAGGACGAGATCAGGTTGGCCGTCGACGACTGGATCGTGTGCGGCCACGGCTGGGTGAAGTGCGGCTACAAGTTCGTCAACCCGCCCGTCGGCAAGTCGAGCGAAGGCGACGACGCCGAGAACCAGCCCGACGACGGATCGACCGAAGGCATCGACGACCGCGAACCGGTCCCCGGCAACGTCGAATCGGAAATCCACACCTACGACGACCGGCCCTACATCGAGCGCATCAGCCTGTTCGACATCTACGTCGACCCCGACGCACGCCGCCCCGAGGAGATGCGCTGGATCGCACAGCGCACCTGGCGTGCGATGCAGGACGTGAGGGTCGACAGCCGCTACGACCCGAAGGCGCGCAAAGCGGTCAGCGCTAACAGCTGGTCGCGCTGGGACTCCGACGACGGCGACGGACGCGGCGGTGAGGACCTGCCCGACAAGGGGGCGATCTCGTACTGCGAGGTCATCGAGTTCTACGACATCAAGCGCAACATCGTCTGCACGTTCGCCAACTCGGGTGACGACTCGAAGGCCCCCGACAAGTCGGCGCGCAACGGGATGTTCCTCATCAAGCCCGCCGAAGTGCCGTACCCGTTCTGCCACCCGTTCGTGATGCTGCGCAACTACGAGGTCCCCGACCACTTCTACCCGATGGGTGAACTGGAGTCGATCGAGTCGTTGCAGCTGGAGCTGAACGAGACGCGCAACCAGATGCTGAATCACCGCAAGCGGTTCGCCCGCAAGTGGATTTACTCCCGCGACATGTTCGACGAAGACGGGGTGCGCGCCCTGGAGTCCGACGTCGACAACACGATGATCCCGATCATGGGCGACGTGAACCCGGCGAACTTCATCGCCCCGCTCCCCTCGATCGGCACGCCGCCCGACTTCTACAACCAGTCCCAGATGATCGAGGAGGACATCAACACCGTCAGCGGCGTCAGCGACTACGCCCGCGGTCAGCCCGAGTCCAACATCCGTCGTACCGCGACAGAAGCGGCGATGATCCAGGACGCGGCGAACAGCCGGGCGCGCGACAAGCTGGCCAAGGTCGAGTCGTTCCTCGCCGACTGCGGCGAGCGCATCGTTCAGCTGATGCAGGAGTTCCTGACCGGCGAACACGTCGCCCGCATCACGTCGGTCGCCGGACGCGCCTGGGTCAACTACGACGCCGACTACCTCCAGGGCGAGTTCGACTTCGAGGTCGAAGGCGGCTCCACCGAACCGCGCAACGAGGCGTACCGCCGCCAGTCGGCGCTCCAGCTCGTCGACGCGATGGCCCCGTTCATCTCGATCGGCGTCATCAACCCGCAGGGTCTGGCGCGCTACGTGTTGCAGTACGGGTTCGGCATCAAGGACACGTCGTCGTTGCTCAACGGCCCGATGGAACAGCAGATGCAGCAGCAGGAAATGGACCCCAACGCGCAGCCGCAAGGCGAGCTGCCACCGGGTGAAGAAGGCATGATTTCGCCCGAGGCACAGGACGTCGACATGGCCCAGGGGCCGCCCGTCGCCGAGATGGGCGGACAGATCGACCCGGCCATGTTGGAGCAGATGCTCGCCGGGACGTAGGAAACGTGCTTCAATGAGCGCGACCAGGCATCGAGCAACCGGAAGGACTCATAGTGCCGGACTACAACCCCTTCGGAGACGACGGGGAACCTAGTCCGTCGGCAGAGGACCCCGCCCAAGGCGGACAAGTCCCGGACGGACAACCCACCGATCAGCAGACCGAACCGGAGTACATCGAGAAGTCCTATCTCGACGTTGACGACGTGGCCGACCGCTACGTCAGAGTCAAAGTCGAGGGCGAAGACGTCGAGGTTCCCCTCCGCGAGGCTCTGTCCGGGTACAGCCGACAGGCTGACTACACCCGCAAAACCCAGGAGCTGGCGCAGCAGCGACAGCAGGCCGAGTACGCCCTCGCCGTTCAGCGAGCACTGCAAGCTCAGCCGGAAGAAACGCTGCGTCTCCTCAGCCGCCAGTACGGCGTCGAGTTCGAGCAATCGCCACAGCCCCCAGGGCTGGAGCAGCCGTCCTATGACGATGGCTACGCCCCCTCGCCGTACGCAGACCCGGTCGAAGCCAGGCTGAATCAGCAGCAGCAGATGATCGAGCAGATGATGAGCCAGCAGGCTCAGCGTCAAGCGGATGAGACTCTCAGGGCCGCGATCGGTGGTCTCCAGCAGAGGTACCAGCTGGACGAATCCACCGTACGAGAGGTCGTGAGCACGGCGCTGCAAGCCCGCATGGGTCCAGAGTCGTTCGACATGATCTACAAGAACATCGCGTTCGATCGTGCCCAGTCGGCACGGGCGAAGGCGCAGGCTCAGCGTCAGGCCCAAGAAGCCCAACGCGGAGCACGGGGTGCGGTGGCAAGCCAGCTGATCGGGAACGGGTCATCGGCCAACGGTGCCGGTGGACAACCGCCCACGCCCTCTGATGGACGAATGTCCCTCTCCGAGGCGTACGCGCTAGCAGAGCAAGAACTCGGCTACTCGTAGGCCGCCCCTCTCCTTCAAGGACGGCACCTAATGGCTGCAAACCCGCAGCATCTCCCAGTCGACTGGGACGCCATGCTCACGACCACCATGCACAACTACCGGAAGACGTTGACCGACAACATCTTCAACGGTCGTCCGTTGCTCAACTACTTCATGTCCAAGGGTCGTGTCCGCACGATCAATGGCGGCGTCTCCATCGTCGAGCCGCTGATCTACGCCGAGGGCGAGGCGGGCAGCTACTCCGAGTGGCAGCAGCTCACCATCACCCCGCAGGAGGGCATCTCGGCTGCCCAGTTCCCGTGGCGTCAGCTGTACGCCACGATCGCCATCTCCGGTCTGGAGGAGGCACAGAACAACGGCAAGGAAGCCGCCATCAACCTGCTCGAAGCCAAGGTGATGCAGGCCGAGGAGACGCTCCGCAACCGTCTGTCCCGTCAGCTCTACGGCACGCTCGGCGCGTCGGCTGACCCGACCAAGGACTTCCTGTCTCTCGACGCAGTCATCGACTCGACCGGTGCCATCGGTGGCATCGACCCGGCCGTCGCGGGCAACGAGTGGTGGGCTGCGATCGAAGCCAACGTCGGCCCAGTCGATGCGACCGGCCTGGAGCGGGCGATGTCGAGTGCGTACCACTCGTCGTCCGACTCAGGCTCCGACCGCGTCGACGCCATCTTCACCGGCCAGGGCGTGTACGAGTTCTACGAGTCCACGCTCACCCCGCAAATGCGCTACACCGACACCAAGACGGCGAACCTCGGGTTCATGAACCTGCTGTTCAAGCAGACGCCGATCTACTGGGACTTCGACTGCCCGGCCGGTGTCATGTACGGGATCAACTCGAAGTACATCGGCCTGGTCATCCACAGCCAGCGCAACTTCGCCCAGACCCCGTTCACCAAGGGCCTGTCGGAGAACATGTCGTCGGCCCACGCCACGTCAGGTCTCGGGGCCAGCGTTGACGCCCGGTACAGCTTCATCACGACCTACGGCAACCTGACCACCCGTCAGCGCCGTCGGCACTTCAAGCTGACCGCGGTCTCAGCGGCACCCTGACCCGTTGTGGGGGGGCGGCATCTCCGCCGTTGCTGCCCCCCCACGCCGGTCCCTCTCCCGGAGGACTATGAGCGATATCTCCCCGTACGGGGTCACCCAGAACGCTGACGCCGAACGCATCACCGCCAACGCCATGGTCGGTACCCCGGTCGGACTCGTCACCGCCGACGGCATCGTCGGCAGCGGGGCAGGGTTCTCCACCGCCCCCTACATCCCACCGCGCCACACCGGGTGCCAGGGCAAGAAGGGCACCTGTCAGGCACCGCCACTCCGTGGCACTGCGCTCTGCTTCTTCCACACTCCGAAGGACCAGGGTGAACCTCCAACAGCTCCGTGATGCGATCCGCGTCCAGCTGGACATGGACGAGGAAGAACTTCCCGACGCCCTCCTCGACTCATACCTCCAGGAGGGATACAGCCGGACCATCTCCATGGAGAACCGTTGGCCGTTCTTCGAGGCGGCGTGGCCGGTCGCCACGACCGGCACCCAGTACGTCGACCTTCCCGCCGAATGCAACACCACCCAGATCGTCTCGCTGATCGACTCGACGACCGGTGTGCGGCTGATGCAGGTCAGCCCCGACCTCGCCGAGGACAACTTCGTCCACAACGCCGTGATGACGCAGCCCATCTACTACACGATCTGGGCCAACACGATCACGCTGTGGCCGCACTACTCGGGTGAGCCGCGCAGCTTCATCCTGCGCGGCTACCGGCTGGAGAAGGACTGGATCGCCGAAGGTGCCGGGGCCGAAGTTGACGCCGACCCGCGGCTGCATCAGCTGCTGATCCACTACGCCATCGGCCTGGCCTACGCCCAGCAAGAAGACGAAGTGCTGGAGGACACCTACATGAAGCGGTGGCAGTCGTCGTACCTCGCCGCCCACAACGCCATCTGCGCCCCCCGCCACCATCGTCCGCTCATCATGAACGGTGGCCTGCCGTACGTCCCCGGCTATCAGCCGGTCCGCTGGAATCTGCCCACCTGATGGTCAACCGCCTCGACCCGATCAACCTCACCGACTTCGGTGGTGGCCTGAACCTGCGCGACAACACGTTCCAGCTTCAGCCGAACGAGTCACCCGAGATGGTCAACATCTCGATCGACCCGCTCGGTGGCATCTACACCCGGCGCGGCTGGGACCGTTGGAACGGCCCCGACATCGTCGACGTCAGCGTCGCCGAATGGGACCCGCGGCGGGCCTGCCTCACCCAGCTGTCCGACGGCAGCGACATCGTCTACATCGCCTCGGACCACAAGATGTACTCCGGGTTCGCCACCGAAGGGGCGACGATCTCCGACATCGGCATCCCGTGCACGGCGACGCCGCACATGGCCGACTTCGCTCCCTGGGGCGACACCCTCTACATCGCCTGCGGACGCGACAACCGCATCGCCAAGCGCACCGGACTCACCGCCCCCGCGTTCCTGACCGCCTCCGGTGTCGGCAACTGGAACGACGACTACTCGAACCCGGTGGCGGGCTACGCCCCACAGGCCAACCTCATCGAGGCGCACTCGGGCTACGTCTTCGTGGCCAACACCATGGAGGACGGCCTCACGTTCCCCAACCGCATCCGCTGGTCGCACCCGACCAGCCCGGAGGACTGGTCGTCGGCCGACTACATCGACATCGACACGGGTGGTCACGCCATCACCGCCCTCATGTCGTTCGAGGACCATCTGCTCATCTTCAAGTCGGACTCGATCTGGGCGCTCTACGGCTACAACGCCGAGTCGTGGCAGCTCGTCCAGAAGTCGTCGACGATCGGTGCGCTGTCACCACAATCGGTGACCCGCAACGAGGCGGCCGTGTTCTTCTACTCGGCGTCGGACCGTGGAGCCATCTACGCCTACGGCGGCGAGCGCGCCGTCGAGATCAGCACCCAGCTGCGCTACGCGATGGAGATGCTCATCGCCCCCGAGCTGATCTGGGTCGGCTGGATCGCCCGCAAGCTGTGGGTCACCCTGCCGTGGACGTACGACGGCCCGACCGAGGACAACTCGGCGGTGTTCGTCTTCGACCCATCTGTCGGTGACGGCGCGTGGACCTACTTCAAGTGCGCCTCCGGTGGCCTCGGACCGATCGTCGCCGGGTCCAACGTCGACACCCAGCTGCGACCGCTCGGTGTGCTGCGCGCCACCGAGACACCGTGCATCGTGCGCCTCGAAGCAATCGAACAAACCGTCGACCGCATCTGGACGTTCGCCGTGATCGCCGTCGACGACCCGACCGCCACCGACCCTGACGCCCGCCAGTATCCACTGCTCACCGATACCGGGGCCGAGATCATCGCCAACGGTGTGCCGGGCTACGAGCCGTTCGAGACGGCGTACCGCACCCCGTGGATCGGCAACCAGTGGCCGACCCGCAAGAAGTCCTTCCGCCGCCCCGACTTCGTCTGCCGCATGACCGGGTTGCAGCACAACATCAACGTCGTCTCCTACCGCAACTACGAGGAGATGAACCCGAAGCGACGGCACACGCTCGTCGTGCCCGGTGGCCTCGGTGTCCCACCGGGCGGACAGGTCGCCGCCATCTGGGGCCACTTCAACTGGGACGACGGCACCGAGTGGGGCACGACCGGGTCGACCGACATCTCGTCGCAGATCAAGGCCGGGTCGTCGATCCGTCGCGGTTCCAGCTTCGGACTGTGCCGATCCCTTCAGCTGCGGGTCAGCGGTGGGACGCTGGGGGCCAACTGGGCTGTCGACGCGATCATCCTGAAAGTCGTGATGAGGAGATTCAGATGACCAAGCTCGACCTGCCCAACACCATCCTCAACGACACGCCAGCCGACGCCACCCCGGTCGAACAGAACTACTCGTTCATCGAGCAGCACATCAACCAACATCTCATCAACCGCGACGGCAGCGTGGGCATGACCGCCCAGCTGCATCTCGTCGGTGACCCGGTGAACACGCTCGACGCCGCCTCGAAGGGCTACGTCGACGCGCTGTTGCCGATCGGCGTGATGCTGCCGTTCTGCGGCCCAGCAGCACCGGCCGGGAAGTGGGCGCTGTGCAACGGGGCCAGCCTCGCCACCGCCACCTACCCGAAGCTGTTCAACGTGCTCGGCTACCGCTACGGCGGCAGCGGCGGAACGTTCATGGTGCCCAACATGGCCGGGCGCGTGCCGATCGGCATGGACGCCGCGCAGCCCGAGTTCGCCACCACCGGCAAGTCGGGTGGCTCGTTCATCGTGCCGGTGCCGAAGCACTCCCATGCCATGCCGCACACCCACCCGAACGACCACGACCACGCCGACTTCGATTCCGGTCAAGAGAAGACCACCCACGTTCACGCGAACGATCACGATCACCCCAACGTTGGCGCGACCGTCTCCACGTCGATCCGACCGTCGGACAATCCGGGCGGCACCCACTCGCTCGTCAATGCTGGCGCTGACGGCACGTCAGCGTCGATCACCGACAACCCGACGGTCACGGTGAACATCCCTCCGTACGACGGGAACACGGGGATCGAGACCACCAAGCACGTCCACCCGGTGAAGATTCCCGCCTACGTCGGCAAGACCGGTGCGGTCTCGGCGACACACACCGCCGACTACGGCAACGCCAACGTCGAGTTGCAGCCGCCGTTCGTCACCATCAACTACATCGTGCGGATCGACTGACCATGGCAGCCGCCAACTACGACCAGGGGTACTACGAGGCGGCGCGGCGCGGAGTCGAAGACACGTATGCCGCGGGGATGGCGCAGAACGCCTTCTCCCGCACCCTGTCGCAGCAGCGCGGCAACCGCAGCCTCGACATGATGCAGTCGTCGTTCAAGCGCGAGCTGCCGACGTTCACGTCCGGCTTCGGACAGCGTGGCTTCGGCGGTGGCGGCGTGAAGTCTGGCGTGATGCAACGCTCGATGAGCAACTATCTCGGTGACTTCACGCGCGACTATGGGAACGCGCGGAACGATCTCACCGACACGTTGCGCGGCTACGACCTGGCAGGTGCTCAGATGGGTGCGCAGCGCACCAGCGGCCTGGCCGACATCGAGATGCAACGGTCACGCGAGATCGCATTCGCAGCGCAGAACATCGAGGCGCTGCGCGGACTGTTCGGAGGAACCTGATGGCTGGCAAGAAAGCACCGGGCGGATCGTCCTGGTTCAACCAGACGTTCCGCGGCAACTCGTCGCCGCCGCGGACATCGTCGAGGTCGTCGGGTGGCAAGACGGCGTCGG